AGCTGCTGCGTAGTCATAACGCCGAGATTCATGCCGCGGGTGAAAGTCCTGGTTTCCTCTCCTGTATTGTGGTTTTTATCTGTGCCGGATTCCTCCACCTGTCCCCTGGGTGTCATGGTTTCATCCTCATTGAATGCAGATACCTTAGTCAGGGTCTGCAATTCCGGTGTCCTGGTGTTGGTATCTTCCCGGACAATATGCATTGTCTCTGATCCTTCCACGTTCCAAATCGGATTGTAATTATACTCCAGGGTTTTCTGCAATTCGTTCCAAACCGGGAGGCCTCGCTTAGTCCAGTTTTTGATTTTTAGTGCCAGCGCCTCCGGGTCTGAGTATAGCAGCTCCAGCTCCGCGCACTCGATGCAAATACCTTCTATAATTGTATCTTTATCTAATTCCTCAGGCACTGAGAATTGATCAAAGATCTCCGGATAATTATTGTACAGTGTCAGAATTGATACCAGCACTCTGTTCACCTCCTACCATCCGCGCGGAGAGATTAAGGCCAAACAATTTATTTGCATCCCGGCATCCGTCCTGGATCGTCCGGAGCCATAGCTTTGCCCTTGTCTCCACCTGCTCATTGTTTGCCTGCACCTCATCAGATGATACTCCGGATGCCTTGGCTATGTTGACATTAGATAGGCCTATCTCAGATTCAAACCTGGTTTCCAGTTTGATTATATCCTCCAGTAAATCACCGAAGATATAATTCTGCTTCAGATTCTGCGAAAACTGGAAGTATAAAGGATCCCCTTCCTCTGACAATAGATTTTTGTCCGCAAAGGCTGCCGGGTTCCCGCTGGCAATCTGAGAGTATAGTTTTTTGAAGCTGTTTGCCATTGCAGCATTTTTGGAAACAAATACATATGCAAGCTTTGAGTTGATAAGATCAACGCCTGCAGTCTCCGAGGCCAGCGCCATCATATCAGCGTAGTACTGTACAAGATCCCAGCATCCGCCATAATCCGGCATCATCTTAATAAGCGCGCACTGCTGCCCGATCCTGGGCCGTGGGGATCCCTGGATCAGAGGATTAGCAATGGTAGCATGGGTAGGCTGATACTGGACATCATAGCCGTAAAGCCCGCAGTGCTGCGGAATCACGCCAAATTTATCTGTCTCGATGATGGCAATATATCCCAGTACGAACAGGGTATAATAGAAATAGGTATCGCTCCAGTATTCCGGCATCCCGTCAATACGATACCGGCCTATCACTTTCTGAATAAGATAACGCTGGAAGAATCCTGATAGGGCCGTGTCTGTAACATGGATCGTGTTAGGCTGATAAGATGAGGCATAGTTATTAATTTGTTCATAAGTAAAAGGCGCGCCATAGGCACCTAACATCATTTTAACCACCTCCTTTTAATATATTTGATCCGGCGCGGCTGATCCTTGCCGGAGATAGCGCTGATAATATCAGCGATAGTGATAACAGGCGTAGGGTGAATATCCGGATGATAGACAAACCCCTGGAAGTAGGCCTCAGGATGCCCCCGCCTGTAGCCAGGATTAGACATTGAGATAGTTTCAAGATAGAAGTACGGAAACTCTTCCCTAACCTCTCCTATTCCAGAGTAATCGTCGTCCGGATCCTCACGATACCAGGCCGAGTTAGAGGTCACAAAGGAAACCACCTGTCCCAGGGAGTTTGTATTGATCTGCTCCACTACTGAGCAATGCCCTGATGGGTTCCCCTCAGAATCTGTATACCACCAGCACGCTGCAGCACCCAGCGCCGGAGTCTGTCCGGTTTGCAGTCCCTTGCCTGGTGCCTGTACAAACCAGTCGCAGCCGTTGCCGGTGGGCCAGCGGGTATTATAAGCCGTCACCTGGGCCAGCTCATTAAAGCGCCCGAAGGTCAAGTATAGGCCGTACAGTTAGGCATCCGATAGCGCGGATAATAGGCGTTCCATTGTAAATAGTAGGGACTGCCATAAATCCCGCCCATGCGTAGCCTGGGAATATATGTATCAGCCATGGCCTCACCTCCCCTCATTCATAATAAAATCCGGATTCCAGAAAGCCTCTGATCTCGTCAAGCTCTGTCCGCGTTGCGGACGCAATCTGAATATCACCATTCAGCACCTGGATATATCCGGATAGCGTGCTGAGCGTTTTCTGCTGGCAGAGAGGCCGCCCGTGTTCAGCATTATCATCCGGCGTTGTCTCTCTGAATACTGAATAGAGGCTGCAGATGCCGGTGCCCACTAAACCGAGATATCCCGAAGCGCTGGAGAGCTGCACAATATGAGGCTCCAGTACCGAGAGCGCGGAGCCGATGCTGCCCAGGGATCCGGTGATAGCTCCGGTATAGTTGCCGTTATCCGCCGCTGAAATGGGTGAAGCCGCGGAGCTGACCGCGCCTATGGCATCTTGCAGAGTCATTTCATTGGAGGACAGAGGCACATTAACACCGATTTGACAATGGATCATATCAAAGGTGACGCCACCGGCAGAGAGTGAGTAAATGCCTTCCCCGCTGATGGGGTCAACCTGGAGCGTGATTGAAAGACTGACGGCAGTTGCTAAAATAGGATCCCGGAGAGGCACAATCCCCACGCGCGGCAGATAAAGCAACCTGTCAGTGCTGGGCGCCGCATTCATATAGGATCCGCGGGCCTCTGCCTGTGGGTGCTGAGGCAGTGCGATAGTAGCAGAGTACAAGAGCCGGGAGGCGGGGTTTAATATAGGAAGAGATTCCCCTAAATTCCACCAGCCCACCTGCCAGGCAGATGATGCAGCGGAAACCTGAGAAGGTACACCAGGCAGCCATGTTACACCGGTGATATACTGAGCAGGATTAAATATCATCTTTGCAAGAGTATCACCGATGCCCAGCGGATCAGTCCCCTGATAGGATCCTAAATCATCTGCAAACAGCTTCTCAGTAAATGCCTTATACTGGGCCGGGGTCATTACAAGATAAGTCACGCCTCCCGCGGCCTGAGAGGCAGAAACGCGGCCCCGCACTCCGACAATAAAAGCACCGGAGGAAACGCTGGGCGCAATCGCCCACCAGGACGCCTCAGCCTGATCTGTAACTGCACTGGTACATGCAACTTTATAAGGGTACATGGTATCAATGATTGATCCGTCATACTCAGAGGCGGAGCGCAGCACATAGAGATTTGAAGCGCCGATAGCAGATTTAAAAGAGGCGAGAGCATCCCGCTGCAGGTATACATTCCAGGTACCAAGCTGATAAACTTTATCAGTTACCCAGTAGTATCTGCTGAAAGCCGGAATATAACAGTAGTTCCCCTCCGGCACGGATCCGGCGGGCAGGCTAAGCTCCAGCACCGGATCCAGGATGGAAGAGGGAGCCTTCAGCCTGCAATCATAGGAAGCCCCAGCGCCTGCCGGGGCTTTCGTTGAATTAGTCCGCTTAGAGAGACTGTAAAAAGTTACGGGGAAAGACATTTTTTAAATTCCTCTATTTTAAGATGAATAAACTGATAGTTATCAAGAATTTCTATTTTACCTTCTGTATCAATTTGAAGAAAATCCAGGGCAATCAGGTCATGGTATGCCGGTTGGCGGATAAATCCAATTTTATTATCTGCTCCCATAACGCACCTCCTTTTAATCCAGGATAATTACAGCGCACTTCTCCATAAAGTCATTCCAGTACCGGGCAATGGCGCTGAAGTTGATATTCCAATATTTCCCCTTGGTGTTGTAGGGAGTCTGTGCGGTTTCCTCATCCATGACAGTAATTCCAGCCGCGTCTCTGTCCATCATAACGGCAATGATGTTATCCTGTTCTACCGCGGCCTGAGCCGTTGCCAGGGTTCCATCTGCCTGCAGGTAAACGGGCGTGACATTGATCTTGGCGAGATTGTCCGGAGACTGCCAAAAGCTGACTTCTTCAGTATAGGCAAATTTGATGAAATCATCATTGAAAGTACCGGACATAACGCGAGACTTGATAGCATTAAGATACTTGGAAAGCATGAAAATTCGCTGATCCTGTACAGGCGTATGATGAGATACATAATTGCCGGTTACCTGGATCTGATACATTCCGGTGCGCTCCGTGAACATGTTGGAAACGTCCGCCATCCTTGCATGCAGCCACTTGATAAATTCTCCCCAGTTTGCGGGATCCTTTACAGTAGTAGCAGTGAGGGAAAGGCCAGTATCAGCGTTGTACTCAGTCAGAGCATGGATAATTCCATTGTTCGCGGCAATCTTTCCTCCCACCAGGTTAGCCAGGGTCATACGGCGCAGAGTTTCTCGCTTCTGTTCGATCATATCATTCGCATTCTGCAGCACCATGGAAATAAAGCTGCCCAGCTCTTCCGGAGATCTGAAAGCATTTTTGAGCTGAGTTCGGAAGACGGTTACATCTTTGTCGATCACGGTCTGACCATAGAAATTCATTTGCAGCACATTGGGCTTATTGACTTTGTACATATCAACGCTCTGGCCATCGGTCAGGGTGAAGGCCTCAGAATTTGAAAAATCTTTGTCGGAAATATTCAGCTTGCGAGTGATATATCCGTATTCCTGCGCGGATCTCTGCAGGCCTCCGAGTTTTCCGACATAAGGCCGATCAGAACCCCAGATGGTACGACCCAGCACCTGGGAAATTGCGCCCAGCACCGGATCATATCCAGCCTGCAGGGTTTTCTGCGCAACAGTCACAAAGTCCGCCGTGGTTACCATCGCCTGCGCGGTCTGGTTAGTAACCATCTTATAAAGCTGATTCATAACAGTTGCGATCTGTTCAAAACTTAAAGTATTAACTGCCATAATGTTTACCTCCTATTATGGATTATTATTTCTCACCTTTATAGGTGGGGTTAATGAGATTAGCGAGGATATCCTCTGCTGAGTTTTTCTGCTGCGCAGGCTGCTGCGCGTTTAAAAGATTCGAGTTCTGAATTTGTTTTGTCAGGCTGGAAACCTGTGCCGTGAGCTGCGCAATGTATTTAGTTACCTCAGCATTATCTGTTCCACTCAGTACCGGCGCTGCCGGTGGAGCTGCCGGAGCTGCAGGCTCTTCCTGATCCGGAGCTGCGGGAGCTGCAGGCGGATCCTGGGGATCCTCAGCCGGAGCCGCGGAGGGCTTATTTTCCGGCATTTCCAGGGCCTGGATTTCATCTTTTGTATATCCGGCGTTCAGTAAAGTGATGATTTCATCGAGTTTCATTTTATTAGTTCCTCCAGTTTAGTTAGTTTTTCTCTGATCTCTTTGATAATTTTAACTGTCTCTTTTTCCACGGGCTGGGATTTCAGATTGTAGGTGGATAGAGGGACAAAGGAAACATCCCTGTCCAGGCTTCCGCCGCTGGTTCCGTACTGCTGCATCGTTCCGGGCGCGTCATAATCGATCCCGCCCCAGTCTGCAATCCAGCAATCATATTTTTCCAGCGCCGGATAGAGTGAATTGTAGAAAGAATAATTACAATAAACACCCGCATAATATCCCGCTTTTTCAATCTCTGCCAGGAAGGCTGCAGCAGGCTTCACCGCGTTTGAAGCGTGTCCCCAGTGTTCCAAGTCTTCAACATCGGCCCAAATTCCCATAGTGGGCGGAGTTTCCAGGGTGTAGATATACGTAAGTATATCTGCCGCCTCATCTCTCGCCCCGGCCTCATCCTTTGCACGAAGGAAGTAATAGAGGCCGTAAGGGATCTTATGCTTTACGCACTGGGAAATAAAATCATTGCAGCATATATCATGATAGTCGCCGTCTGCATATCTGATGATTACAAATTCCGGGCCCTCCGCCGCGATCTCTAAACCTTCCTGCCATTCCGAGATATCAATACCATAATGTAATTCAGGCATTCTCATTACCTCCGCCGATGTATGACCGGATCCCCGCCAGCGTGATCCTAAGATCATTGATTGCATCTTTAAGGCTGCTCACTTCTTCTTTGTGAGAATCCTGCTCTTTTTCCAAATGTCGGAAAAGCAGTATACTCATAACAATAGGGAATCCCAGCGATCCGATCAGCTGCCCAAGCAACTGAATTGTGTCCATTGCATCCATTTGTTATACCTCCCTCCGCCCGGATAAATAATAAGAGAGCCCGCAGTCCGGCGCTGTCAGACGCAAGCGCAGGCCTTCCGGGCCTTGACCATATCGGCGCTCCCCGTTACGGGCTAAGCGGTTAACTCTCTTAACTATTAGTATACTTCAGAAATAATACTTTAGTCAAGTAATTTTCAAAGTATATCCGGCCTGATAAATAAGCATCGCGCAGCACACCAGCGCCGCGGGAAAAGGCTTCTATCTCACGCTCTGAGGATCCATATTTTACAGGTGCACCTGCAGTATGTTCTGATATATAATATTCGTTCCGGCTCTTGTGTTTGTAGATACAGATTTCTCCCACCTGCTTATATGGCTTATACTCCCGCAGGCTCCGCGATTCGATATTTGAAAAATCGTCAAAAGCATATTCATTGTCATAGGCCATCTTTGCGAAGTCCGTGCCTTTTGTAAGTTTACCCAGGGCGGAGGTCTTTTTCTGCTGGCTGATCGGCGATCCTTCAACATTGACAATCAGGATCCCGCGGCCTTTATCTGCATAGTAAACCTGATGATCCTTTTTCATCCTCTCCAGGATCCGCACCAGGCCCAAGCCCATGAAAATAGGATTCGCTGCCATGTTACTATTTGCGCAGCAGATAAACTGCATAGGTTTGCCGCCTTTTAATTCCCGGTTTCCGTTGAGGGTTTCATAGGCATTGCTCCACGCGTCAAACTCTCCCTTGATAGGGCGGGCGATTTTCTCCGGAATAAATTCGTCATAAAATATTTGCGAATATTCCACACCGGAAATGCCGCGGACATTATGCAGCGTAGTAAGGGCGATACCGGGAGCAATCAGATTTTTCATTTCTTTTCCCATATCGTAAAAGCCTATCACATTTTTAGCCAGCGGCTTTACCTGGATATCATAGCCAAGCTCCTGATTGATATCCATAAAGGGAGAGAGCGCGGGAGTTTTGCATGCGTCTATTTCTGTTTGACTGCGCCGCAGGTAAACAAATTTGATACCATGGGAAAGATTATATTTTAGGCCGCCAAAAGTTTTCCCAGTGCGCCTGGCTCCGGTGACAAATGTAAAAGGATAACCTAACTCTATAATCCCCGGCATATTGATATATCCGGATTCTTCAAAGAGATCAGGAAATTCTAACATAATTTACCTCCAAATTTATACAGAAAAGCCCAGGCGCGCCGGGTGCCTGGGTTCTTCTGTGATATTAATGCTCCGAAAGGAGAGAAACGGCTTTAAAGGTCTACAAAATGAGGCGTGAAGCACTCTTTATTGTATGTCTTGGAAATATAGGAACGGATCTGGAATCCTGCCTTGCCTTCTTTAATCTGCTGGATCGTGTCCGGATCCTGGAGGATCTGCTGCACCTCCGGCAGGGTGTGGTTAGGAAAGTCAACCATAAAATCCGGAGTCACGCCCACGGGCCGCGGGCCAAATTTGCTTTTAGTGTTGATATAAAGAGCAGTCAGGGTATATACCTTTTCAGCTCCATTCACATTGTAAAGCTCTTCCATATCCTTGAAGGCCATGCCTTCAGTGTTGACATTGAAAATTGATCCTTTGTTATAGCTGCTAATTGCCATTTGTTAAGTCCTCGTTTCTTTTAGTTTGTTTTGGTTTGTCTGCAGGCCCGGCGCCGCCTGCAATCATAATATCACACCTCCGGCCTGGCGTCAAGCAAATCGCGCCATAAATCCGGGTGATAAATGATATCCAGGAAAGAATCTGTAATTGATAGAGTATATGGATGCTTTTCCAAATACAGATTCCGGGTGATAGGGATTTTCCGTCCTCTGACAGAGTATTCTGTAATCTCTGGGAAGTCATTATAAATCGCCTCAGTGCCGCCCGCGTCTTCAAAAATAAATAAGGGTTTTCCATCCTCTTTAGCAAGCAGCGCCTCCACGCCACCTTTTCTCTCCAGCTCCCGCGCTCCCTCTGTCTTTGATACTCCAGCTATGGTTATATGCCAGGTGTCACCAGCTCCTGCAACGGTTTGAAGATCAGAATCTACTCTGTAAACGTACTTTTTCGCTCCCCAGGTGATCCAGTCCGCGGCTTTCCCTTCATACTCATATACTCCAAGATAATGCTCTTTCCCTTTTGGATCCACCGCGTAACCGTTGTTTTTCTTTGATTCATCCCTATATCCATGATTGATCTGCTCAAAGTCGCACGGGCCGATGAATTTTACGCTGTCTGTATCACAGTAGCAGAAAATAGTTTTTATGGGCTTTCCTTCCTTTTTCTGCTTTTCTCCCTCTTCATAGATCAGGCGGATAGCTGCCTCTAATCTTTCTCTACAAAATGCTGTGGTCCAGACGCCCCAGGCATAGCTGGAAAAAGCATATTTAGTATATTTGTTATAAATCTCCTCCGGGTCTTCCTCTTTCACCTGATAAGGGACGGGCTGAAGATCTGCAAGGTAATCATAACTAATCTGTAAGGGGTCCTGAACCGAGCATCCATAAATCGCATTGAGTTTACCCTTACTTTTCTGATACAGCCATTCCTGAGATTTGATCCCCTTGAGTGTAGTTTTTTTGTGATAATAGTCCAGGACACACTCCCGGTACTGGGCGGGCAGCTTACCGTAGGTGGAAAAGGCAATATATTTGATTTCCATCTTTGCCGCGTCGTATTCGTCCAAAACTATTTTAAGATCAACGTCTGTCAGTGTCGTCTCTAAATATCGCGCGGAGAGTATACGCCCATTATCATATGAGATATTTTCTCCTGAGGCATCCAGCACGGGGAGAATGTGTCTGCATTTGTCAACGGCTAAATAGGGTACAGGCCAGCGGGGATCCCTTAGGCCGATATCCATAAAAGCAACTTCAACTATCAGTGCCTTGTGCCGCCGGTGGATAAGATCATGCAGATATTCCGGCGTGACTTTCTCCGGATCCACTTCATACCAACGGCCCATCGGAAACTCTTTATTGATCTGCGCGCTGGGATAGGCAGAGGCCATATCATAGGATTGTACATCATGAAGAAGCTGCCCCACTATATGCCTGTTGGCGTGCGTATTGCCGCCTCTGAAAGCCTGCTTTAGCCGGGTGTGCACGGAGTAGGGAGGAATCAGGCGGTGCATGGTATTCCAGTTAAAGGTTTTCATAGCCTTTTTAATATCCCGTCGCACATATCCGGTACTCGTCAATGGCAGCGTATACAATGTGTCGCCATCATTCGCCATCTGAGTTATAATTGACTCCACCAGGCCGATAACATCATTCACGCAGTAGGCCAGCTCGTAGGGTGATAACTTAGTCCAGGGATATCTGATTTTATTATAATCAAATCTTTCGCCGGACAGTTTCGCATGCTTTACCTTCATCTGCCGGGTGAATTGAAGCAGGCTCATGTTAGTAAGACGATAGCTGCATCTAAGCTCAAGAGGCCCCATATCGGCCCTGAGTATCTGCCGCGGATCCGTGCAGAAAACATCCTCCGGTGCAAAATTCCAGATACCGGATAAAAATTGAAACTCAAAAGAAAGATTATGCACAAAAGTGACATACTTTGTATCAGGGTGGATCCTTGCCAAATCTCCCAGCAGCGCCAGGAAGTCAGGCCAGGTTCTCCCTATAATTGTTACCTCCGGCCCGATTTGAAACTGCCAAATATACATGAAAGCCTGCTTTATCTTCCTGATCGAAGATGTTTCAATATCGAAAGCGCAGATGCAGGCTAAATATGTGGGGCGCTTTTTCCGTCCTGGGTTCCCTTTTGGTTTCTTCTCGATGGGCATATCTCGTATCACCTGCACGGGGATATCAGGATATTGATAGATCATGCCGCATGCCTCCAGTTATAACAAATTTCTAAGTGTTTTGGCTGTCAGTCTGTCTCTGCCCTCTGTCTGAAACGGCGCGGTCTTCAGAGCG